TTATTTTCTTGCTCAGCCATCATTTACTCCTTATGCGCGGCTATAGCCACGGGGGTCATCAACAATTGCTTCAACCGAATCGTCATTAATAATTCGGAATTCACGCCCATGAATCTTGATGCGAGTGCCTGCATATGCGCGGACAAGAACAAAATCACCTTCAGCACACCACGGACCCGTGGGGAATCGTTGGTCGTCCTTGTAGCACATGTCACCCATTTTCACGACAAACAGCACAACCGTAGCAAGCGATTCAAGCTCCTTGGTTTTGTCTGCCTTAATAATCAAACCTTCTTCATCAAGCGTGTCGCCCAAATCAGGTACTGCACAAAGAATGCGGTATCCAGTGGGTTCGGGAAGTTGTGTTGCATTTTCCTGCGTGACTTGCTCAGTCATCGTCTTGCTCCAATTGAGTTGCGAGGTCAGAGATAATTACTTGTGCTGCCAGCAGACCCCGTGCCTGACCACACAAAAACTGATATTGCGCAAAGTCCTGTAGGTTTCCATTAACCAAGCAGTCTGCGATAGCGTTGCGCTCTTCTCCGATTTTCTGAACCAGATAATCAAGCGTGTCGTTCATTACTGTTCCTTAGTAGGTTGCTGTTGATATTGTCTTTGGTGTTGCTGTTCCTGCTGGGCCTGTTGTGATTTGGATTTAGCCATATCAATACCCATACGAACGCCTTCCATTTCTTGTTGCGCAGCCAACTTATGTTTAGCTTCTTCCGTCTTTGCACCAAGCTGAGCGCCTGCCTGACGTTCTTGTGACTGGATACGTTCCATCTCAATCTGCAGTTTGGCCTTGTCAATCTCAATATCAGCCATAATTTTGGCTTTCTTAATCTCGATGTCCTGTGCCTTAAGCTGCAATTCTTGCATCTGCATTTGAACAAGCGGGTCTTGCTGTTGTTGCTGTGCTTGAGCTTGTTGAGCTTCGGACTGGTTTTGTTGCAACAACTTCTGTGCCGCTTCTGCAATTATTCGGGACAAATTGACTTCAATTTCTTCCGGCAACTTCTCATCCGGGGCGGGCAGGGCTACGCCTAGTTGCTTTTCAATCTGGTTGCGGTATTCAAACGCAAGGTGTTCTGCAATGTGAGCCTGCATAGCTGCAGAAATCTGTTGAGCCATAGGCGATTGACCAATCATTTGCGCCATCTTGGGGTCTCGCATAGCAGCCATATGCGTAGTGATATGCGCTTGGTGGTCTTGATAAATAAATGCCTTGGCCGGTTTGCCATTAATAATGGACATGTTTTCTGACACAGGGTCTCTTGGATTCTGGTTTTCTGCAGTAGGAATAAGTTTACCGATGTTCTTAATACCTAATACTTCAAGCATCTGCTTGTTAAGTTCTGCCATGTCATAAATCTGCGGACTGCCTGCTGCCATCTGCATAACTGCTTGATACTGCACTACTTTCTGCGACATCGTAGCGGCGTTGGGGTCACTAACCGGAATAACTTCAACCATGTCATAGTCTTCTTGGCGAGCTTTGCGGTCGCCTTCTTCCGGCTCATACGAATACTCTGTAGGTGCGTAATCCCTAATAATGCCCTTCAGCAGCTTGAACTCCTGCTTCATCGAGTAGTGAATCCGCGCTTGAACGGCGCTCATAATCTTTAAACTACGCTCAAGGATGGCTAGAGTGGTCCCAACCGGTGAATTAGCTGACATATCAGAAGCTTGTAAATCCGCCGCAGAAGCAAAACGACGACCTTCTTCAATAATCTGATTCATTAATGACATAAGAACTTGGCTGGGTTCTTTGTACGGAAGCGGCATAATGTTGTCGCGCATGCTGCCACTAGGTACATCCACATCACGGAACTCACCCGGAGCAATCGGAGTATCGTCGCCCTTTACACGCAGCCCCCGTGTCTTAAAGCCACCCGGCAGGTTGGACAAAGTCCCAGCATCTACTAACTGACGCATGAGCATGGTGCCCGACTTCGAGAACGCGCCAATCAAATGGATAAGTCCTAAGTGATAGAACCCAAAGCCCGGTACGTAACCGTAATGCACAAAGTGTTGACGCTTCTGCTTGGCCTCATCTTCCGGGTCCCAGTTGCGGCGGATAGACAGAATGTTTTGAGTAGACTTCTCAATAGTTACCACGTAGGGCAGAGCAATCCCAGTCTCGTGGCCCTTGTCATCCTTGTCTTCATCCCCCGGCATAATCAGGTCAACGTGCATCTCAAGAATCTTGAACCGGTCATCAGATGATGCTTGGAACCCCATCTTCTCGGCAATCTTCTTCTCAACCTCGTCCAGCACCAGCGTCGGGTCGCCAAGGTCAATGTCACGGTAGAACCCAGCCACTTGCAACTTACGCAGTTCATTTTTTGTTTTGCGCATTACATGAGTGACACGCTCTGCAGTTTCTAAGTTAGACGCGCCGTACGGCACTACCATATCTTCTGCTGGTACGTACACAGCTACTTGACGGCCAATGTACGGGTCAAAATAAATTTTCTTGAAAGCGTTACCAGCAAGGCCCAGACCCCACAACAGACGCTCATGTTCCGGGCGATACTCCACCATAACTTCAGTAAGCTGGTAGTTCATGTCATCGCGCACGCGCTCTGCTGCCTGCTCTTTCTCAGGAGTATCTTTGCCAATAATCTTGGTCTTAACCGGACCCGCTGCCGGGAACGTCTCCATGATGGTTTCAGACTGGAACTTAACTAACGCTTCAGCAAGCAAGGGGTGGTACACCGAACAAGCACCCGGCCAAGGTTCCGTACGCTCTTCAAGCCGCATGCCCAGCAGTTCAAGGCCGTCTACGTAGGTCTCCAACCAATCACGGCGGGACGCAATGTCGGTATCAAAGTCACCAAGCAGGTCATTAGCTAATTCCGTAAGTTCCCCCTCGTCCATATCTTCCGCGAGGTTCTTATTAAATTCTTCGTCTTCCGCGCTGTCCTTACCCGGCTCAATAATAATCTCCATACTACCGTCGCCAATGGTCACGCTCTCCGGGTCTTCAATCTGAATCTCAAGTGCCGATTCAGCGCCCATACCTTCAGCCATCTGGTCATTTTGCATTCCTAGCGGAGCGGGGTTAAGTGCCTTCTGAATATCCATCATTTATCCTTACATTGCGTAGTAGCGTTTGCCTTTGGAGCTTTTAAATCCCGGAATCTCGTCTTGATAATCGGAATTTAGCCTAATAAATCCACCTCTACGGAAACGCAGAAGCGCTTGAGTCATACTATCCACCATGTCGTCGTGTTCGCCCGATGGAAACGATGCAACTTCTTCTACTAACTCTTCTGCCCAATTTGTATTAGGCACCCACACCTTGCCAGAAGCGAAAATATCTGCTACAGCATTAAGTCGTGCAATCTTATCATTGCCTCTAGACGGCGTAAATTCTTGAACTGGGATACCTCTAGCCCGCAATTCAAACACTAATGGAGCACCAGCGGCTTTTGCTTCGACAATAAGTGCATCTGGTTCCCACTCCATGTACGTCTCGTACGCCATTTCTTTTAGTTCTGGAAACTCCATACGCTTTTTAAACGCATCCAGCAAAATAATGTTTGCATCGTTCTGGTCTTCGTCTTTATAGAACACGCCCCACGTTGTGCACGCGGAATAGTCAGCCCGTTCATGCTTTAAGAACGCTGTATCCCAAGACTGAATAATAAATTCACATGACGGCGGACGTTCGCTTTCCCATTCTTGCCACCACTCACGTTTGATGATGGCCGATACGTCACTTGTGGGGTCTTGCTGGTACTGCGCCATCCACTTTGAGTGTGGAAGTTCGGATTTTAACGCGTCAAGTTCTTTTTGCGACCAAAACTGAGGCCATAGGGGGCGCCCAGAGGGCAGCAGAGCCGGAAACTCGATAACCTCCCATTCTTCACCACTGCGTTGAGCAGCGGCCTTCAAAACCTGTCCTGTGAGGTCTTTCTTCGACCACCGCGTCATAACAACTACGATAGAACCACCCGGCTGCAGACGTTGACGAGGACCAGATGTGTACCATTCGTAGGTTTTGTCGTAGATTTCAGGGTTAGTTTCGGACAGTGCGGCCTCTTGTTCACTGTGTGGGTCATCAATAATCAGTAGGTCAGCACCTTTACCAGTAACTGCACCGCCCACACCAATTGCAAAGTACTCTCCGCCTCGGTTAGTAGCCCAACGACCTGCGGCTTTAGAGTCAGCCTGCAGAGAAACATCTGGAAAGATTGTTTTATAGACATCACTATCCACCAAGTTACGGACTTTACGACCAAAACCGACTGCCAATTCAGCAGTGTGGGACGTTTGAATGACTTTTTTACCCGGAAAATTACCTAAAAACCACGATGGAAGCAGGTACGACGCGAATTCTGACTTAGTGTGCCGTGGTGGCATGTTGATAATGAGGCGTTTTATATCACCACGAGCTACTCTCTCGAACGCAGCAGCCATTTTCTTGTGATGCGCACCGTCAATGAAGCTAGGCCACACAGTATGCACGTACTCCATGAACTCTACTTGCGCTTTTTCAGTCTTTTTCTTGCCTTCATACTCTTCCAGCAGGGCCAAAATATTCTGGCGCTCATGTTCCGGCATCAAAGGCAGCGCTGTTTTTAGCTTTTTAGCGAGTTCAGGCGTCATCTTTTAGTCCCAACTCCGCATCCAAATCAATATCTAACAAGCTAACGGGCGGCGGTATGACTTCTGCATCAATGTAGTTGTCCAGCTTCCTCAAAATCTCTGCTTCAATGTCGGTGGACTTACGGTGGACTATATCTACCTGCACCTTCTCGGCAAACAATCCAACTTCAGAAATCTTACCTAACAGTTCTAGAGCACGTAGGCGGTCGCTAGGCTTTTCATTTTCAGTTTCTTCGATAAGCCTGTTGGTTACAAACGTACGTAGCCGTTGCGCAGCGTTAAGAAGTTCGTGGTCGTAGGCAGAAAGAAGTGCTTCAAGTTTTAGTACTGCACCGGGAGTGACTTTCTTATTCAGTGGTTTTTGTTCTAGAAACAAATCACGCGCGGTTTCTTCGTCTTCTGGCGTAATTTCAATCTCGGCGCCCTGCTCTATAAGTTCTTTAACGGTCTCACACAGCACGCGTGCTTTTTCTCGGAAGTCTTCGATTTCTTCCGGTGTGGTGTTAATAGGCAGGGGTATGCCTAATTCTGGAGTAACTACTAGGGGCATTTTTTAAATGCGTGGTTCCATCCACGGGGGGTGTTTCTGGGCGCAACTAGAACACATACTGGTAAATAAATCAAGGGGGTGGGGGGTCTTTTTTATTTATGCGTTCGTTGTAGTGGTGGATACGGTGGCAGTTAGCGCAGAGCACAATGCACTTGTTTGCTTCTTCGTAGGCACGTTTGAACTGACCGTTGGAGCTGAATTTTTGCACCGTGCCTTCTTTTTGTTTTGGGTCAGGATGGTGGAAATCTAATGTCGCGGGGTGATTCTGACCGCATTGAGCACAGGCTAGAGTGGCTTTGTATTGGTTCCATTCTTCGCGCTTGATGGCTCTGTTGCGGGCTGTTGTTTCTTTATGTTTTTCTTTGTTCTTCTCGTACCACTGCTTACCGTAATTTTCGTATGTAGGGGTGGGCATATGTGGGAGGTAATGTCAAGTGACGGGGGGTATTCTATAGAAGTGGGCATTGACTGTGCAAAATACAGCGCAGCGGGGCGCGTGGGTCCCATATCTCAGAATTTGGGGGGTGGGGGTACGGTGGGGTCGGCGGCGGGCGTCACGCGCGAGCCGACTAGATGGGGCGAAGTTGAACGCGTAAAAACGTTTTTATATGTAAAGCGCCACACTTGACGCTAGGACATACGTAGAGTCTGGGTTGTCGGCGGTGCACGTCGCACGTTAGACCGACACGCCAACTATGGGAGATACCATCATGGCACAAGCAACACGTAGCACCCGCAGCACCAAGCCCGCCACCGCGCCCGCAACTGTCGTCGAGGTGTCGCAAGAGCAACAAGCGCACAATGTCAAGGTTACGCTTGCCGGTATCGGTGGCAAGTTTGCCGAGGCGCGCAGCGCATTGTTGTCGGTCGGCGATAGCATGAACACGCTGGCCATCGACGCTCGCGCGATTCTGGGCGAGCGCAAACTTAAGACATTCGCGACGCAAGCTGCCGCAGAGGGCGTGATGTTCGAGGGCGACCGTCGCAGTAAGGACGGCATCGTGAAGCGTCTTGATTCTGTGGCTAGCACACTCGCAGTCCGGCGCAACCTTGACCGAGACGCCATCATCACGGCAGCGGACGTTAGTGGTGTGGATATCGCGCACCGCGAAGACGCTTTCCTGACTGGCTTTTTGGTGTCGAGTATCAATCGCGGCATCAAGGTGTCGAGCGCGGTTCTGTACTACGGTCAAATTGCCGACACTATTAACGATAAAGACGGTGTGTTCCAGTTCGGCGAACAAAAGCGCCGCGAGGCAGCGAACGCAGACGGTGCGAAGTCGAGCGTGACGGTCGAAGTGTCAAAAGCCGGTCGGTTTAGTCTGGTGGTAAACAAAGACGCCGACATGCACGAGGTGCGTGCCGCGCTCCGCGCGAAACTGAACGACGCCACGACGACAGAAGTCGCCGCGTTCGTCAAGGTTAATCCGGCGCTGTATGGCATCATGAAGGACATCGGCAACGATGCCTGACGCAGTACCCGCAGCACAGACCCCCGCTTCGGCGGGGGTTTTTTTTCGTCCAAATTTTGAGCGACCGCGAGAACTGGTGTCATCTCGGTGGGTGAGTGTGCGCGCGTGCGCGTCGGCTGGGCTGGCTGGGTGAGTGTGAACGTGCGCTGAGTTGGAGCGGGGCCGCGCGGGCGATGCCAGTTTTTCGTAGTGGGTGAGGGTTGACATACAAAAATAAAAACGTTTTTACTTGACTTTGCTCCAATCATTTGACTATGTAAACCAATTAAAAAAAAAACACGTTTTTATTTTGTTTTCGAGCAAAGTCAAGTAATAGTGAGGGTTTGTTACAGTTTTTGTTACGCTCGCTGTAACAAAAGAGAATGGCTTAACCACGCGGGTTTGAGGGGGCACAGTGAGGGCTTGCAAAAAAAGTCTGTTACAAAGTTGTAACAGAAGAGAATGGCTTAACCACGCGGGTTTCAGAGGTATTAATGATGGTTTGTTACACTCTTTACATATACATATGGTACCCTAAAATATTTTTACTGCTTTACATTTGACATTGCCCCACTTCTGTTACAGCTTTCTTGCTCAAATTCGACCTACCCCCCACCTCCGTGTCAAGTTGTAACAAACCCTCACTATGCCTATCCGAACCCGCATGGTTAAGCCAAAGTCAATTGTTACAAACTTGTAACAAACCCTCATTACGTGTAACAAACCCTCATTAACGCTTGACATTGCTCCCCCCGATACCAGTGCCCGCTACTTGACAAAAACGAGCCTATTGCGGTAAAAACGTTTTTATTTGTAAACTGTCAAGCGAGCCACCTGCCCCGACCCACGTTGTAGACGCCGTTAAACACTTGACATTTAACAGTTTTTGTGGTATACTATAGTCTGCAGTTCGAGAGTTCTGGGTTGTGCGATACAGGCTCTAGCAACTGTCGCGGGAAGGGCGTTGGTCGTAAAAACGTTTTTATTTCTTCCCGTTGCGCTCTTTAACAATTCGTCATCAATGCATGACGGTGCACCCGTCATGTGCGTAGTAGGCGTAGGGGAACGTGTGTGTATAGGTTCAGGCTCAGGTGATATGTAGTTGCGGGATTACAGCCCCGGCACACTGCGGCACGGCGATACGAGCAGAAATAAAAACGTTTTTACTGGCTTGCCCGACTTTGAATTATAAGACCCCAAGCAGGTTGGCATACATCGTTGGCTTTCCTCCCTCCACACGGTAACCCGAGCAGTACCTACGCAGCGGCATGGAATGTGGTGCACATTGGTCAGACTTAACTACTTTTGGGGATGCGGATATACCGCACGAACCCTGACCCATGTGCACGTATGCCACACAGACCTAACCGCTCGACCCTAACACCACACAGGACTGCGCAAACGCAGCGGGTCATATTGTTTTTCTTTTTTTTGTTGTTACGTATAAACACGTTTTTATTTTTTCTGGAGATGTGTGATGAACACGGAATTATTTTTGGCACAGCACGAAACTAGCGTGCTGCAGGGACGTATTAATCGTTTGCTTTTGGATTCGATTGATATGTTGCAGGTGGCTCAGTCCGCATTGCACAAGGGCAGGACGCCGGTAGTCGATGAACGGTTGTCCTATTTGATTGAGTCGTTTCAGCAGTTTTTGCAGGAGGATTGATTGTGGGTAAATCCATGCAGGAACAGTTGCAGAAGATTCGTTGTGAGGTTCGGTTGTTGAAGTACAACGAAGAGACGCGTACCAACAACGTGCAAATTAGACGGTGGGTGGTATGGCGCAAGGATGGCAAGGAGTTCAAGAAAGTTTGTGTGTACGACAGTTCACGAGAAGTATGTGACGACTGAATGTGTTGCTGTAAAAACGTTTTTATTTTTCAAGGAGAGTGTGATGACTACTACCAATCTGGGCGAGCTTCTGCGCGCCAAACTGGAAGCCAACAAGAAGGCTGAAGAGAAGAAGTTTTCGGGGGAGTACATGGACACGCTGGTGAATGTGGACGACCAAGGCGTGTCGCGGGTTGCTGTGCTTGTGTCTGACGATTACGGTGGTTGGTTCACCCGTCATGGCGTGTTGGCTGCGGTGTACGACCCGCAGGTGGTGTTGTGGGTGCAGGACAAGTGCCGCAACGTTGACAGGGACTATGACCGTTTGGGCTGGAGTGCTGAAGAGAAAGCAGCATGGGCCGAAAAGGTGATTGATTACTGTGCCCGTGTGCATTGGGCCTATGACGAGTTTGCAGATGTGAATGACGCGGAACTGTGTCAACGCAACCGCGAGCGCAACCGAGAGATGTATCAGTACGCGTTGAATCTGCGCGTTGAGTGGGTTCGGGTGGGTACAGAGTTCATCATTGATTCGGATGGAAACTATGAGTTCTTGTTGTTCCGTGAAATCATGGACCAGCGTTGGTTGACCGCTGGTAAGCAGAAGGATGCGGCGAAGTAAAAACGTTTTTATTTTTGGAGGTGTAAAGTGGACGAAGTGATTGCAGAGATGAAACAGTATTGCCTCGACAACTACGAGAAGGGTGGTAGTTGGTTCGTTGAGTGTTGGGGTGAGCACGAGTGGAAGGAATTCTACGAGAAGTGCATCGGCAACGATGTGGGTGCGATGGACGAGTTGAGGTTGTTTGTGAATTACTACGCCGAGCAGGAGACCAACGCTAGGATTGAATCCGGCGTTGAATGGTAAAAACGTTTTTATTTTTGGAGGTGTGAAGTGGAGATAACCAAGGAAATTTTCCTAGAATGCACCGGCCACGAGCCGGAATACGATGACCTTGAACGGTGTAATTGCCCGAAGGCGGGTGAAGAAGGGCATGCTATGTGTGGGTGGAATAGCGAACGCAACATGCCCGTGTTCATGGTCGGACCTAACTCCAAGAAACGGCTAAAGATTTTAATGTTTACAAAACTGCGCCGTAGGACCGAGGTGGTCGGGGAGTTCCCCAATAGTTGGGAGAAACAGATTGTTCTCAAAACAAATCACCGCAAGGCATACGTCAAGCAACTGATGGAATCGAAGAAGCGGATGACGCGGATTCAAAATCTTGCCACATGGCACAGGGACCGTGCATGGATGCGGTGTGTGAAGTTGACGCATATTAAAGTGAGGAGTTTGTGATGAGAATGCTGCACTGTGTAGATTGTGGTGACTTCATCGAGGATGGCCGCTCGATGCTTGGGTACAAGCATTGCCTTGGGTGCGGTGAGTTCTACGCTGCGCTTGAGCGTGGTTCGTGGTGTGTCGTGCCGATGCCCAAAAGTAATTATGTATTAGTAACGGACAAGGCACTGCTGAACAATCTAAATTCATCACACAAAGGAGGGCGCTGATGGGCAAGCTGAAGAAGCCGTTTGCAGTTGTGTATTGCACGGATGGCGAATTTTTTGCTAACCGTTTCGGAGAGTACGTATTTTCTACGATTGTAAATTTGAACTGTCCAGAGTTCGACAAAATGCGTAGTTTCGCCAAGTACAAGAAGTTCATAGAAGGAACAAGTTTTGTAGGAGGTACAGGCTCAGTCATGGGTCCGTTTGCTACGTATGAAGAAGCGCATATGTACCAAAAGATGCTGTGAAAACGTTTTTATTTTTGGAGGTGTGAGATGAAACAAGAATCATGGGATAAATTCAACCGATTCCACGGAAGTGAAAACTTCTACGGGTGCGTAGACCCCGATGGTATGTGGTTCGACTCTGCCGAGTCATTTGAAGCCGCCTTGCATTGGTGTTGTATGTGGGCAGGCGAGTATGAACTTGACACCGTGGAAGAACTGCGGTGGATGGCAGACGAGGGGCTGAAGCGTGGCTACTCAATCATCCATAGCACCATGCTCCGCAAGATGTACGAGGCAGGTCTTATTAACTAAATGCGTTTAGTACGCATGGAGGTGTGATATGGTTTTAGGTCCGTTGGAGAAGATGACGTATGACTTGTTGGGCCGAGCGGTGAATGAGTTTGGTCTGTTCGCCGTGCGGTATGAGATTACGTTTCACAACGACGAGGAGGAGCCTGACCCCGTAGTGGCTGTGTATGAGAACCTTTGGGGTGTGCCAGATGGCAGATGTCTGGGTTGGGTTAAGTTCAACGAAGATGGTGTGCTTGAATTCAAACGTTTCGAGGAGGTGTGAGATGAACCGTAAAAAGTATTTGAAGAGTTTGAAGAAGGCATGGATAGCCTATGCACGTAAGCAAGAATTGATTGAACTCAACACCGCATTGATTCGTTACGCGGAAAAATCAGACCCATATGTTTTTAATCCCGACACACAAACGGTCGGATACCGCCCGTCTAGTTTTTTGAAGCACATGGATGACCTAGCCATTAACGGTGTAAATAAATGAGACGCGAATACTTTGTGCGTCCGAAAGACCTTTTAACAGTGTTAGATATTGTTGGGCCGTTTAGTAGGTGTCGTAAGGTTGCACGTGACCTGTACGTGCTGATGTTGGAAGAGTGTGACGCCGCGAAAGCAGGCACTTTAATTTGGGAGAAAACGAAATGACCACTTATAACGGCTGGACTAATTACGCCACGTGGAGAGTGAATCTTGAGATGTTTGACGGTATCAACCCGCACGACTGCTTTTCCGAAGCTGTCGATGGCGAGGGCGATGTGGCGAAACTGGCTGGCTTTCTGAAAGACTATGCCGAGGACTACATCTACTGCTCGACAGATGCAGGACTGGCGCGGCGCTACGCGCTCGACTTTATCTCGGACGTCAATTGGCACGAAATCGCCGAGCGCATGGTTGCTGACTATTGTGAGGAGGAAAAGGGGGTGTGTGATGAGTAATGACGACGGGTTTGTTATGGGTTTTATTCTTGGCGTTTTGCTGACAGTGCTGGTGGTGGTTAGCCTGATTCATATTGGTACAGGCTGGCAATTGAAAGCATTGGACTGCCACAGTTCGTACAGCACAGGCGCTAATTCTTATATTTGTTATCGTGTGGAGGTGTGAGATGGACGAAAAACTGAAGAAGATGTTGGAAGAAGCATATCTTTCGGGGTTTAGGGCAAGTGCCGAGGGATACAACGCAGAGTACCCATTCAATTTTGATGAACTGGAAGACGAAGATTGGGTAAAAGGACGAGACGAAGAAATTAATAAACTATCGTGTGGAGGTGTGAGATGAATTGGAGTTACGGAGTAGCAGAGATTGTCTCGGAAGATGGAACTGTAGATTATTACAAACTTGTCGAGATTGCATACGACAGAGACTGGAAGCCCATCAGATGGACTTTTGATATTAATTTTACAGGTGCTACTGTCGAGAGAGTGGCTGAGTGGCTTGAGCAAGCCGCTGAAGATGTGCGTGACAATGACGGCAAGCCCCACCTGCGCATCAAGTACAACGAAGAAATTGCGTATGACGAATACCCGAATGGGTTGGATTGCATGGAGGGTGAGTTCCTTATTGATAAGGCCACTGGACACATTGAAGGAGAGTGAAGATGCGACCGACTGATGAGATAACCAAAGATACAAACCATAACAAACTCAAGGCAATACTTGCCGAGGAGAAGAAGCGTCAGCAACATATCGCTGAAAACAACAAGACGTTTATCAATTGGATTATCCAACGGGAGAAAAAGAAATGAGCAACATGAACGACGAGGAATACTATCTGCAAATCAAACAGGTAGTGGATGAATGGATGGACGCGCTGATGGTGCAGATGGAACGTGAAGAGCGCGAAGAAAATACAAATGTAGTAGAAGGGCGTAGTAAAAGTGTGAAGTAAAAACGTTTTTATTTTTATTGGAGATTTCAAATGTCTGTGATTAACTTTGGTAGTTCCGTGTCGTTGAACGAGTTTGCCAATCTGATTTCTACTGTTGGCAAGTCTGTGACCATCATTGGGCAGGGTGAGCCGGGCATTGGCAAGAGTGCAATGCTAAAGAAGATTGTGGCAATGAACCCTGAGTACGAGCCTGCATACATCGACTGCACACTGCTAGACCTAGGTGACTTTGCTCTACCGTATACGGTAGAAGCTGCTGGTGTTGGCAAGGTTACTAAGTTCGCACCCAATGCGCGGTTCAAGTTGCAGTCCGACAAACCTGTCATCGTGATGCTCGACGAGATTGGCAAGGCGATTAAGTCTGTCAAGAATGTTTTGCTGACTCTGATGCTGGAGCATCGTATCGGTGATGTGTATCTGCCCAAGGGCAGCATCGTGTTTGGTACTACTAACTTGGCATCCGATGGTGTGGGTGACTCGCTCGAAGCGCATGCGCGTAATCGCTGTTGTTTTGTTACTGTGCGTAAGCCTACGGATGGGTTCTTGTCGGGAGGTGGTGTCGAAGATGGTTCGTGGGGCCAATGGGCAATTAACAACAACATCGCACCGGAAGTCATCGCATGGGTCAAACAATATCCGCAGGCACTGGCATCGTATACAGACGAAACGCAACGGGAGAATCCCTACATTTTCAACCCGACTCGGGCCGGTCAAACGGCTTTCGTCACGCCACGGTCATTGGAGAAGGCATCCGATATTGCAAAACAACGCGCTATTCTTGGCGACAATCTGACCATCACGGCCTTGTCTGGTACAATCGGTGAGGCCGCAGCCCGTGACATGCAAGCCTTTTTCACAGTGGTAGATAAGTTGCCAACATGGGATGTGGTGATTAAAGACCCAGAGAACGCCAAGGTTCCAGACGATACTGTGGCTAAATGTATCTTTGTTTTCAGTGCGTTGGTGAAAGTCCAGAAAGATACGTTTGCCTCATTCATGAAGTACTTGCAACGTCTCGACCCCGAGTGGCAGGCATTGTTTGCTAAGAGCATCATCAAGTCGGACAAGCAGACTATGGCTGTGTCAAACAAGGAGTTCAAAGATTGGGCACTGAAGAATCAGTATCTGTTCTGAAAGAAGGCGACCTGTGTGCGTGGAAAGATTTGGTGCTTATAGTGGTGATGCGTTGTAATTCTGGATATGTTTTGGTTAAGTACCAGAGATTGGAAGGCAAAGCCATATCGCACACTTCAATCCACGAAAGACACCTTGCTTTAATTGACCCAGTTTTATACCCGTTGTACGGGTACGAGAGGAAATATGATGAAAGTGCTGCTAGGTAATATCGAGTTTGGTGAGTTTGTTTGTGACGGTGAGATTATAGACATGGCGCTAGTGCACAGGCCGTATCGAATGCTCACACTGGATGAAGACGTAGCGGAGTCTGTTGCCAAAAGTCTTGTGGCTGAAGGCAAGTACTCTAACTTTGTTATTCCAGATTTGTTTGAAGGTGAAGTGTCAGTATCGTGGAGGAAAGAAGATGGAGACGAATGACGCAGTAGTGGCGAACGATTGCTGTAATGAAATGATTACTGTACTGAACAAGTACTACAGCAACAGCCCAGACATGGTTATATCTGTACTAATTTATTTAGTAGTTCGTGTGGCAACAAGTATCAATGCAGAACAGCAGCACGTGGAAGACGCATTGACTCAAGCGTTTCAGCTTCAAAGTTTGATTGATTTGGAAGTACCTAACGACTTTGTTAACTAGGAGAGTGTGATGTCTAAACTTAGTGCGGAGCAGCGCATCCAGCGCGCTCATGTGTGGCTCATGAACGAACCACGCTATTGTTTGTATTCGGGCATTTTCATGCTGGGTAAGACTAGTGTGGAAGACAATGTGCCTACTGCTGTAACTAACGGTAGAGATGTTAAGTATGGCCGCAGTTTTGTGGAGAGTCTGACTGACCAAGAGATTCGTGCGTTGGTGTTGCACGAGAATCTGCACAAAGCGTTTCGTCATCTGACCACGTGGGTAAATCTGTACAAGCAGAACGCGCAGAAGGCAAACATGGCGTGTGACTACGTTATCAACCTGATGATTTATGACTCTGACCCGATGGAGCGTGATGTGAAGTTGCCAGAGGGTGGGTGTCTGGACGAGAAGTATCGTGGTATGAACGCCAGACAAGTCTATGATTTGTTACCAGATTGTGATGATGGCGGTGGTGGTAGCGAGGGCGGGTTCGATGGTCACGACTGGGATGGTGCAGAAGAGTTGTCCAAGGAAGAGCAAGAAACTCTAGCCAAAGAAATTGACCAAGCTCTACGTCAAGGCGCGATTCTGGCTGGCAAGATGAAGGGCAACGTAGATAGAAGTGTCACTGAACTACTGACCCCAAAGGTGGATTGGCGCGAAGCACTGCGTGAGTTTGTTACATCATTCTGCAACGACAAAGATGTATCCACGTGGCGCAAACCAAACCGACGCTGGGTGGACCAGAACGTGTATCTGCCGTCGCTTATCGGTGAGTCTGTCGGGCCGTTGGTCGTTGCGATTGATACGTCAGGTAGTATCGACGGGCCGGTGCTTAACGAGTTTCTGAGTGAAGTAGTTAGTATCTGTAGCACTGTTGTACCGGAGCGTATTGACTTGTTGTATTGGGACACGAAGGTTGCGGGTCACGAGAAGTATGAGCCGGACAGTTTTAGTAGTATCATGCAGTCAACCAAGCCGCGAGGTGGTGGCGGTACGGATGTTCGTGAAGTGTTTGAGTATGTGAAGGGCAAGCGCATCAAGCCCGAAGCTGTTGTTGTGTTGACCGATGGCTACACTCCGTGGCCTACGTCTGTGGATGTACCTGTGCTGTTTGCAATCAATACGTGTATGGTCGCGCCGGTTGGTAAGACTGTACGTATTGGTTAATTTTAAAAACGTTTTTATTTTTATTGGAGATTTGAAATGATTCAAGATAAGTCGATGCTGGTTGACCTCAACATCTCGGTCTGGACTGGCAAGAAGATGGACAAGAAGGTGTCCGAAGAAATTGATGCTGCGAAGAATACCAAAACAAAAGCTGGTAACTATTCAAAGCACTTGCTCGCAGGCACTGACAAGTTGGAAGTCATCACTAAGCTGGTGGGTAACATTCGCAATTGGCACTATCAACAGACACTGCCTTGGTCTGACTCGGGTTCGCGTCTGCTGCCGATGAAGAACTTCTTTGACTACAAGCAGCTTCTTTCGTATCAGGAGCAGCAGTTCAACGATGCAGTCGAAGAATTCTTGGTTGAGTATCCGAACCTTGTGTCTGCCGCTGCGTTCCAGTTGGGTGATTTGTTTGACCGTAACGAGTATCCCGATGTTGAATCACTGCGCAGCAAGTTCAAGTTTAAGTACGTGTTCTTGCCGGTTGCAGACGTATCAGATTTTCGGGTGCAGGCAGGGGAAGAGGCCAACCAAGAACTCAAAGAACAGTATGAAAAGTTCTTTAGCGATAAA